TAGCAAATAGCTAGTGCTTGATCTTGATCATATTCACCACCAATGTCTCTCATACATCTACTAATGAAACCTTGTTCATCTTCTGATCCTTCTGGTGATGGTACAGGAAAACCTTGTTTGACTTTCTTAGCTTCCATAGGCACACAATTGGGAACTTCCTTACCATCTAGTATTTTTGTTCCTATTGGTTCGTAACCTTCCCAACACGGATTATCCATTTCACCTTCTTCAAAGTTTTTCTTTTTGCAGCCACAACCTTTTTTCTGAGATAGGTTTTCAACTCTAAACTTGTGGATTATTTGATGCTTTTCCATATTATATTAATTTTTTATATTCGCGATATGTTATATGTTTGTTATGTAAGTAGTACTCATCAAATGTTTTATTTATCCAATTGGCAAAATCAATATTTGTAATACCGTATTTTTCAGAAGCTGTTTCTTTAAACATTCTATTATGGTAATCACCTTTTTTTGTATAATGTAATTCTTCTGGTTTAGGTTCTGGTAATCTCTCGTTGTCTATTTTCATAATCCATTCTTTCTTTTTAGATTTTTATTTTCGGTCATTAAGCTTTCAACCTTTTTTTCTAGGTCTTGTATCTTTACGTTTAATTCGTGTATTTCAGCCTTTAGATCATCTATAATATTTTTATATAGATTAACAGATAGCTCAAGATTGCGCAAAACTTGGTTATCTGTTTCTGCATCGCTACGTCTTTTACCTACAAAAAAACCAGCAACAGCTGTTAATGCATTTGATATAATTAATAATAATTCGTTATTCATATTATAAGCAGTCTGGACAGTTTTTATAGTTTTGTTCTAATTCAGAATACACTGGCATACTTCTAGCAATTCTTTCCATTGACCATCCTTTTCTTGATGTATGGTTAAGAACAATCGGGTTATTATATTTTGCCATACGATCTGGGATCATACCATCTTGTGTTGATGCTTGTTCATACTGAGGATATTTACCCTGGCCATTACCAGTTATAAGATAATCTTGTAAACGCATCTTATAAAAATCTGCTCTCTGTTTTTGGATAGTACGTAGATACTTCATTGTTTCAATATCAACACTTCTAGCATTTTCAGCATCACCCTCTACAATGCCTCTATTCATTACGCGATAATGTAAAAACGGTATGGATGTAAAATATGCAACCTGGATTAGAAATGGTTGAATATAATCATTAACCAATGTTAATTCATCATTATTCAATGTATTACCAGTTGATGATATTTGTGATAATAAATGATTATAAAAAAGTGTTCCAAGTAAAGGTTGTAACTCTACATCTTGTGCCACTTGAATTTCAGATCTTAATGTGTCCATTGGGACGTTGGCATTAATGCTGGTAAATTGTTTTAGCTTTGTTTCACTGACTAGTAGTACGCCGGCCATATTATTTTAATTAGTTTTAATTTATTCTTCTTCGCCAAGCCAAATGTTCATATCTTCTTCTGCTAAACCGTAGCCACTTTTTAACATTTGTTTTGCCATTTCTCTGGTTATTTTACCTTTATTATATTCTCTCACTATTCTCATAAGTGCTTGATATTCGCGGCCTTTCATACCTTTGATATTCTCATTTACAGCAGCAGCTTCTACTGGAACCTCTGGTGCATTTACAACAGATGGTTCTTCAACAACATCACCAACTTCAAATATGGTTAATGGCTTAATTTCAAACGTTGTAGGCTTCTGAAACTTCATTGATACCAACTTATCAAACACACCCAATAACTGCTTCTGATAAGGCTCTATTACAGTCTTACGCACATAATAGATATGTGTAGCAATTTCGTCTTTGCTACCTAACTTACCAGCTGTAGAAATACCGAATAATTCTCCGGTTGAAATTCTATGTGCTGATAATATAGATTGTTGAATGTCGTTATAGATTGCAGCATAATATCCATCATTTGCTGATGGTGATATTTGCGTAATTTCTGGTGCCAATTCTTTGCTCTCGTTGAAAGAGATGATCGGTCTACCAGCGTTGTTAACGCTTGAATATTGCTCTTCTAAAGCTCTTGTAATAATCTTTTGCTCTTCCTCACCTGGTATTCCATTGTTCATAGATATGAAAAGGCTTGGCAACATTCCGTTCTTAAGATTGTTCTGATGAAACTCTTTAATGTTTACATCAATCTCAATAGCAGCCAAACCACCAGAATAATCTGGCTGAGGGTAATAACTATTACTTGGAACATATTGTTTGTAATAATAGATTTGAGATGCTTCACCATCTTCTTGATTAAATGCATCATATTCTTGAGGTGCATATTTTCTTGTATTCGTCCAATCAGGTGAATAATAGTATTTTTTAATTTCGTCATTGTCGTCTAGTTTTCCACATCTAACACGGCTAAAGTCTAAGTGGTATATTTCAGCTATACTTTGTCTGTCTCTAGACCAAATAACATTAAGTGCATAACCACCGAATAATACAAGATCAAGAGCACACTTCTTCATTACCTCAGCAACATTCTCTTTCCCGTTTATTAGGTTTATTGTAGCCATTGGGTTGTTTAATGATACTATTCCGTCACCCATAATCTGTTCTACCTTTGATGTAACAATAGCTTTGTGTATGGCACAGTTGTTATATCTTGAAATAAGATACTGTGGCATTTGATTGTTTTCACCATAATAAACCCAAGGGCTTCTATTGAATATTTCTGAGAATATCGGAAGCATAGGTTCCTGTGTGAAACTAATTTTATTTAATTGATATTTTTGTTTTTCACTCATAATTAATCGTCTATGTAAATGTAGTTTTCGTTATTTTCATTTGGTGACGCGTATTCAACAAATGTTGCATCTTCTGTTGTACCATTTAATCTAGCTAGATTTGTATATACAAGTGTTGTCCCATTACCATAAATTTGAAGCATATAATCACCTTCATAATTTAAGTCTTGTCCTGGTTGTTGTAAATTCAATTCTATTGTACAGTATCTGTCATTCTCAGAATATTCAGCAGATGATACTGAAACGTTATAAGATTTAACTTCTTGTGACAGAACGTGTGTAAATGTTAATGTATATCCGGTAAACGAAGCTCTTGAATTGTTGTTAATATTTAACACCAACTCATTATGCTGGTCTTTATTTAGTATAATCATAACTTAACCCTATATAGATAAATATAAAAAAATTGATTTTGAAACTGAATTAATAAAAAAAAGGGCGTAATAACGCCCTCTTTTCGAAAGAATAGATATTGAGATTCACAACCTACGTTGTTACTTATCCGATTACGGCACCCGATACTAAAGCATCTAAGCCAGCATCAGTTGAACAAGCAATTACTCTAGCCGGAACGGGTTCCTGACCTGTAAACGTAATGTTCATACCATTTCTATCACCTAGTGCTAGACCAGATGTTGCTGCACCACCAGATACATACATACCTCTTACTTGACCACACATATAGTAAACATTGTTTTGATCAACCGCGATGATTTGTAAATTATCTTTTTGTGCTAAGCTTTCTAAAATTAGTCTCTTGTCAGCATCATACTTAAACAATACAGCTTCCAATACTTGTTCAAAGAATACAGTACCATTCTCAAAGCTCTTTTGGATATTTTGAGTAAGAGATGAAGTTCCGCGCTTCAAATTGAATTTGTATAAAGTTGTACCAGACGTACCAGTAATACCAGTGATTTGATCATCACCATCATATGTGTAACCAGTTAAACCACCAGTAGTAGTTCCTGATCCACCAGCGATGAAAATAGCTTGTATACCACCAATACTGTCTGAACATTCGTTTAAAGAGATACCTTGTGAAATATAGCAACTCATAATTTATGTATATTATTTTTTTTTCGTTTATTTTAAATTTGTGGGGCCTTTCACCCCACAGGTTTTTTATCTAGATGAATAGATTATGCTACGTTGTTTGTTGCAAAATAGTTGGTTCCAGAGAACACAGCGATTTGAGCACCGTAGTTGAAATTAGCTCTCAATCTTACAGCATCAAAATCTTTGCTATACCACATATCTAATTTTTGGTGATCTGAAACGAGGTCAAATCCAACCGCCATATATTCAGCTGGTCCGATTACAACTTTACCACTTCCAGATAAACCTAGAGTTGGAACAACTTTTACGTTACTATTTGGATGGATTGCTTCATAAGAATCTGGTCCACCGATAGCTTTTGCACCACCAATGTAGTTAACGAAGAAGTTAGCTCTTGTTAACGCTTGTACATACAATCTGAAGTTAGCATAAGACATAAACACAATTAAGTCTTCACGAGCTTGTGCGTCGTCAGATAATACGTTGATTAATTTGTCAACTTCAGTGATTGGGTTACCAGATACACCATAAGCAGCTGAGCTTGAGAAAGTAGTACCACTTGAGTTAGCAACTGAAGTAGCACCTGTAACGATCAAATTGCTGAAACCGTTGAATGAATCTGTACCACCAGTTGAAGCAGTCCATAACTTAGATTCAACTCTTTGTTGGATTTGCTTAATTTTTAGGTCAGCGATCGCTTGTTCAAACGGAACATCTTCGTTAGTTTGACCTGGCTTCATCAACATTGACTGATACGTATCCCACAAGTCCTTGTAACATAATTGTTCAAAATACGTCTCGTGTTGCGTTACTAAGTTTCTTTGAGTGTAAGTTGTTGTTCCTGTTGGTGTTAATGAACAAGCGCCAGATTGGAACATCACTGATGCGTTTGAGTCTAATAGGTTAAGTGCTTGAGAGCCTTTAATGCCCAAACGTACATTAACATATTTTGGTGTCTGAGCACCTACTAATGCTTTAGAAAGTAATTGGCCACCAACTTCGTCTGTGAAGCCAGTAATACCACCTACGGCATAAGCAAATTCTTCTTTTGAATAAATTTTCATAGTTTTAATTTTTTTATTTATTTAATTTTCTTAATGCCATAATTCTGTCTGAAATTTCATCATCAGAATTAGACGTTTTATTAAAGTCTGTTTTTCCATCAGCTATTTTTTTAGCAGCTGGAGCTTTTTTGAAAGCATCAAAGTCAGCTTCAACAGCAGACATCTTATCTTCCATACTTTTCATTTTTTCAGATATTTTTTCCATCATATCTTTCAATAGGCTGTATACTTCTTCCATACCACCCATATCTTCTTTCTTAGCAGCTTCTACTTCAATCTCAACAGCTGGTTCAGCTTCTTCTATTTTCTCTTCGATTTTAGAAATAATACCACCCATAGTTTCAATTTTAGTTCCGTCTTCTAGCTCGTGTACACCATCTGGGGCTGGAACACCGTCTGGCATTTCTTCAGTAACAACTTTAACAGCTGCACCTTCTACCAAACCGTCACCTTCAACCTTTACGATTGTACCGTCCATTAACTTAGCGTCTAAGAAAATCTCATTAACAGATACGATTTTACCTTCTTTTACCTCTAAGTTGAAGTTTTCAACTAAACGGTAAGCACCATCTTCCAAAGCCACTCTTTCAAACTCTTCAGATATTTTTGTGATAGCCTCACCAACCTTAAGGTCAGCTGCTTCCACAATTGTATTATCTTCCAATTTGAATGACTTTAGAACCGGTTCATCAGACATAAAACCGAACTGCTTCATAAGCTTTTTAATTTCTTGAATTGCAGTTTTAGAATTTGACATAATTGTATTTATTTTTTCTTCTTATTATTAAATATAAAAATTCGTATATATAACCAAATTTTTTTATTCTTTTATTGTTTTTAGCAATTTAGCTAATTCGCTAAGGAACATTTCTTCTCTAGCAAATTGTTCAATCTCTTCAAAGTAGCCAGAAACGCTAAATCCACGTAGCTTTCCTTCTTTAACTTTCTTCCACACATTGTCATCTTTTACCTTCATTGATACAAACCAGGTACCTATTGGTAGGTCATATCCATACTTGTTTGACTTATCGTTCTCGTCTTCTTTGATCCAAGACTCAATCACATAAACATCTCTAACAGCTTTACCATCGTGGTTGGTATCGTTGTTATCAATATATTTGTTACGCATATACTTTTCAGCAATCATACGTATGGTTTTATCTGTAAAAAATACGTGATATGGATTACCCTTTTTATCTTTTCTGAAGATGCGTAAATTTGGTACCATTGCTGGCCCAACCACTATACGCTTATCTTCTGATTGTATTTCAAATTTTTGATTATTGAATTTAGCGTTTTCAATTTGTCTAAGTTTTCTTTGTGCCCATTCAATACCAGCTGTGCCACCCCAAGCGTCCCACATTAATCCACCACAACCCTCATCATAAGGTACATCTTTGTTTTGTCTATGTCTTTCAAATGAAGCCATACGAGAGATCGTTTCCTCTGAAATGGCCTGTCTAGACGCTAATTGATTAGCTCTGGCTTTCCCCACGGGTGTTCCACAAGATCCCCATCCATTCTTTTCAGCCCATTTTAACGCTCTTCTAGCATTATCTGATGCTGCCAATGGATAATCTGTATATGATTCAAAATCTTCTTTTTTCTTTTTCTTCTTAATATCCGGATCAACATAACCAGTTATTGTACCCACATCATATCCCATATCTTCAGGATGTTCTTCACACGGCATATAATAAATTTTACCATTAACATCGTGTTCGTGAGAACCCTTACAATTCAATACCTCTTCAGCATAGTATTCAGCTTCTTCTTTAGTTGGGAATAATGGATATTCAAATTTTTGTTTAGATAACCCTAAGTTTCTAATAGTAGATGGACTTGGATTATTTAATGTTCTTTCTGTTGTTGTATCTGGTTGAGGGTAACCGATAATATCTAGTTCAGGATTTAAGCCGCTTGGAAAACCATCCACGTCAACCTTACCTTTATTGATAGATGCTTTGTTTACAATTGTTGCATCTTTTCTATATACCATCTTACCCCAAATGTGTCTACAATTGTAACCACCTCTCCACACTAATGCACTATCACCAAACTCATTTCTAAGGTTGTCCATCTCTTCTACACGCCACACATAGTTCTTACTAACCAAATCTTTACAGAATGCTCTAGTTGTGTCTATAACAGCTGCTTGACCAGTTATACGCGGATTAAGCATATACTTATATCTTACCTTAAAATCTGGCTCATCCCATTCTGAATTTGCGTTTGGGTTAGTGGCAAATACTTCCTTACTATCCAATAATTCTATATGATCAATAACATAACCTTCAGCCAATAGATCTTCTTCAGCCTCAGCTTTTGCAATTAACATCTCAAGGTATTTGTTATCTTCACCATCTGGGATATGAAATTCGTGTGCTTTTTCTTTGTTAAAAGCTACCCAGTTAATTTCAATCGCCGGTTCATCAACTAAGGATATACTATCAATTCCTGATATTGGATCTTCTTCGTCTATTCTTAGTTCTATAATTTTATCTTTCTTCATA